CCTACTAAAAGATTGAAGTCTCTAGTGTCAATACCAAGATTATTTAAGCAAGCGTCATTGTCTATGATTTCAGAAAGATTAAGCCCAGCACGAAATCCATATTGCTGTGTCATTAACTTTGCCCCGTCTTAGCATATAAGAAAAATTCGCTTGTCTCCACTGGCATTCCAATGGTTGGTGATGCTATTGTTCCAGAGGAAAACAATGGCACTAGCCGAAAATTACTTGATAGCTCCATTGTAGTAATACTCAGAGGGAAAAGTGCTGCGCTACCAGAAAACGGAGAAGAAGATAAAGACGCTAATTGAATGCCATTTGTTTTTAACTGTTGAGCATTTAAATTGCCATTTTGTATTAAATAATTACCAAAAGAAGAAGGCGAAGTTTTAAGAAGAAGCGCATTGCTTAGCGCCAGCACTGGATAATGCTTGCAATAGAGCAGGCGCAAATGGCGCTTGCCATAAAGACAATCGAGCAAGAGTAGAATTTAACGCCACTCCAGACTGTGTGCGTCCAATTTGCACTTGATTGGTCACTGGTGAACTGGAAAGGAAGCTGGTTTGACCGGCAAAACCACGAGCAGAGCCATTCAAAACATTGGAGCCCAACGAAATGGCAACATTAACGGATTGTCCTGCAGTGATCGTTCCTATGTTTACGGCTGCTTGAGCAACTCCACTACTCGTGGACTGCATTTGCGCTGTCGTTCCTACGATGGACGCCTCCCAGTTTTCGGAAGAGGTATTATTGTTAATGCTTACAATTCCTTGCTGACCAGAGCCCAAAGGAACAAATTGGCTAAAAACTGTGCTAGGAGGAGAAGGTGCTGGCAACGACAAGGAATCCGCACTTCTAGTGGCTAGCGTCCCTGATGTACGAATATAAGACGTAGGTGACCCCCCTACTTCTACATTTACAGCAGCAACATCAAAGCGAAATCCGGCCGGTATTGTCTGTGCCTGTGCTTGGTATAACCAGCGACAGTAGCGGCCGCCAGAACTAAAGCCTGAAGTAAAAGAAAACCATTGCCATAAAGTAGTTAATGTATAATATCCAAAGTCATTTCTCATGACCATGGTGCGATCAGCTTTTGCCCAAAAGCTAAATGTTATTTGGCTTAAACCTGCACCAATGTTTGCAAGACCAGCCCATCCAAGTTCTGGATTGGTCTGCGCCGTCGGAATAGTCCAAGAATGAGCATTTTGATTTGAGCCAAATCGAGCGTCAGAATAAGTGGAATAAATGGCACCACAATTATTATAAGTTGGACTAGCATAAGCAAATAAATAATTTGCTCTACTTTCTTCTATCAATAGCCCCGCACTTGCCCCAGTAACTCGATCATGAGTAAATCTTGGTATTCCACTTGCGGCGGTTTGGACTATGCCATTTGCGTCTACGTAAGTGCCAATGGAAGGCCTAGAAAAAGTTAATAAATTGCTTCCGCTGACACTGTCAGTTAGGCTTTTATTTACTGCAAAATTAAAATCTACAGACGGAGGCGCCGTTGAAAATTCGCTTGCAAAATTATTACCTAGAGTATCCCAAGCCTTTTCTTTATCAACAACATCTGACAAATTATTGGCTTTAACAAGTCCAGGAAATGTCATTACTGTTCCTCCCAATTAAGCATAGCACTAGCAAGTCCACTGCCGGCGCGGGAAGTTGCCATGACAAATAAAGTGCCAGTGTTAAAAGTAGAACCAGGAGGACCAGTGATAAACATTTTGTCAGGACCAAAGACATTAGTTAAGTCAAAGCGTTTAGTTTCACCGCCGCCAATAAAGTAACTTGCCACTCTATTGTCAGTTGGCAGTATTTTGGACCCTTGCCTATCAGCCATCACAGCAGACAATGGATCGCAAATGGCATCTTCAAACTTGTGGGCCGTGTAAAACGTCCCTCCAGCCGCTGCTGAGCTTTGCGACACACCGCTCACCACAAAACTGGTCACGGCCTTCGTGGCACCCACTCCCGCAGTGCTGATGGTGCTTCCTTCTATGACCGTCACGTCGTTCATGCCTGCTCCATCCATCAATTCTGCAACCACAGCAATCGGCCATGGATTTGACGAGCCACTGACCACAAGACTATTGCTGCCAATGGTGACCGTATAAGAGGGAGTGCCACTATTAATTGCAATGGTGAAAGGAGTTGTTTGCTGACATCCACCGCCACTGGTCTCTCCATTAGGCAGTCCAGTTAAATAGCTATAAGTAAGAGTGGGATAGTTGCTGGTAGCCCAAATAGTTCGCTTGCTGCTGTCATAAACGCCACTAGCTTGTAGCCATAAACCAAGTCTGCAGTAACCTCCGCTTTGAAGGAAAAACGCGCCCTGAGTGATGCCACTGGCAATGATGCCATTGGCCGTAGCATAGGCGTTCATTCTCGATAAACGAATAGAAGTTGTTCCGCTAGGCAGTGGCCTGTCAGTAGTAATTTGAGTGAGTCCAGGATTGATCGCAGTCACATGAGTGTCAAAAATTGAAGTGCCTTCAACTTTCACTCTCCGACCCGTCAAGTAATCAAGAGACCCAACAAGTTCGCCAGTAATGTCAGGAAAAGTGCCGCTAGCAACATTCAACTGATAGTCATCAACGGTAGTCACCGCAATAGCGCTGCTGGCTCCCCTAGAAATAGAAGTGCCAGGACCGTAGCCATATTGCACTGGAATACAGCCATTTGCATAAATAAGATCAAAACGTGCTGGCACTGAAGAATAGGCAGACAGTCCAATGGGGTAGACGGCCTTTTGGTTCGGCACTCCATTGATTGATCCTTTTACATTGATACCAAGAAGGCTTCTGCTGTTTTCGTCGATTTGCTTAGGGGCTTCCATGGCGGCCGTACCCAAGATCACCGTGCCTTTGTCTCCTCCATCAATGTAAACGCTACTTCCGTATAAATTGATAAATGCAGCTTGCGGAGTTCCTGCAGTAGTAACGACACTTGTGAACAACCGCAAATAAGCGCTTTTTAAGCTTGGCTGCTCAAATAAACTTTCAGCAAAAATACGATGCAATCTCACCCATCGTCCCTCTCCATTTCCATCTGGTACGTATGCCAAGAAGTTGGCACCAACTGCGCCATACCAGCTAAATTCAATCTTGAACATTGTCACTCTTGACAAGTCAAGCCCCCATCCAGTGCGACCAGTGCCAACAAAAACCTTGTCGCCATTCCATTCTTCACGGGGCACTTTTAAGGTGCCAAGGCCTGGTGATGTGCGAACAATATAAAGATCAGTGCCTTGCTCAAGCTGAAAATAGTAGCCATCTCCATAACTATTTCGGCACCCCCATTGAATTACTTCGCCTTCATGCTGACTCAGAGTTGACATTCTCACGCCAACAGTGAAACCAGTTACCCTGCCTGGCTGATAACGAAAGGCACGGACGCTTTCCCATGAAGCAGTTTGCACGCCATTGGTGTATCCTCCTGGATACCTGCCAGTGCCATCATCAAACGGGAAGATAAAGCTTAGTCTTTTAGGAAATGCATACGCCTGCACTGCGCTTTCAGTGGGCACATGACGGGCATAGTAACCGTAAGGGTCATCAAAAGTATATTCAAATGGATCCCTAAAATAGGTGTAAGAAGTTGTTGACACCCATTCCTTTGTGTTCACTCCATAAATATTTACAGTATCAAACAAAGCAAGCGCAGTCTCCTGCCTTGGAATGCCAAGCAGACTAACTTCTACTTCGCTTTGATTTCTGTTAGTTATATTAATGAGAACCAAGTTGTCCGAGTCATTAGTAACTACAACGGGAGTGCATTTTCCGCTGTCAGAAAGAACGATGGTTTCCAGGGAGTCTCCCGTGAGCTGCTCTTCTCCAATATCATCAAATAGTGGCAATCCTGTTGCATAATCAATCAGTTCGTTGTTGGCAAGTTCCGTGCCAGCAGGACTCACGGCATCGTCAAGCTGGTAGTAATTTTCAATGTTTTCCTTGTAAGAACTTGTCATAATTATCTTCCTTTACACTTGCTCTTCCCATGTCAAGGAGCCGCTCATGCTGGTAGTGCCCGATGCTGCTTGCGCAAACAAGTACAACGTGTCGCCAGAAACAGCCGCCAATGGGTAGGAAAGATAATCCTTATTGTAGCCAAAGTATGGAGAAAGATCAATGTCCACTCCACCATTGCCAACGAAGAAAGTTGCAACTGTAGTGCCTCCAGTGATAGTGTTTACGCCGCTTGTAGTGGTGAATTCTACGGGGCTTAAAGTATTGACCGCAGTAAAAACAGGAGCACTAGAAACGGATGTGGGGTTTTTGATGAGCTTTACAATGCCACGATCACTAGAGCCAATGCCAAGCCTTGTCGGATAGACTTGCATTCGATTTCGGATGGAATTGATAGTGTTCCTAGTACGCAGACCAATCAGCATTGTGCCGCTGGCAGTAATGCTTCTATCGGCGCTATTGCTTTGCGAGCGAGCAATAATAGTTCCAGTGTCGCCACCGTCAATGTAATAAGAAGCTCCATATTTATAAAGAGAATTCTCGTTGCCACTTGTTGCTTTTTGTACTAAATATGAAATGGGCAGCGTTGGGTTCGCAAGGCTAGGGCTAGCAAGTTGATTGGACGCTCGAATGTGATGGATCCTCACCCATCGAGCTTCGCCAGCAGTGGTGGAATCAGGAACATAAGCAAGGAAGTGCCCGCCAACGGCACCATACCAGCTATATTCCATTTTGAACATTGTCACCTTAGAAAAGTCAATGTTCCATACACTTTGTTTTGTGATAATATCGCCTTCGTTTGTCTGTAGCGCAGTGCTGTTTCCATAGGTGACAGTTGGCGACGATGCCGAACCAGTTACTGCTGCAGTAAAGCTTGACCTTCCAGGAGTGCGGTCAGAATAATACTGCGTATTGTTCAAGCCATCCAAACGATCGTGGCTAAAATACTTGCGAGGAATGCGGTACTCGTAGGTGTAACGGTAATCATTCGGAACCGTCAGAAACGCAGCCGCTACAGTGGTCAAGCCGTTAGACGAAGCAATGCTACCAATGCTATTGCCTGCGCCTCTAAGGCTTAGGTCAAACAATGCAGCGTGAATGTAAGTAAGACCAGCCCGCACCAGCACCAAGTCAGTACCAGCAGTGCCAATGTCACCATCCACTACATTGGGAGTGCGGATGCCAGCTTCGTTGCTTTCTAATGCGCTAGTCCTGCGCACGCAAAAGAAGTTTGTATCTTTGTCAGTTGCAGAAGTCTGACCGCCACCTTGCACTTCGATGTAGTAGCCATCACGCTTGTCAAAGGCGCCAAATTTTTTAATGTCTGTGCGATCAGTGGTATTGTTCACTCTTACGCCAAACGTAGCGGCACTCACCCGTCCCGGCTGATACCTGAAGAAACGCTTGCTGCTAAGAATCTGCCAAGCGTTTACAGTGGCCGTGCCAAGGCTGACTTTTGCAGCGCTTTCGGAAGCCAAATGAGTGGTCGTTCCAGTGCCTTCCGACTGCCACTCCGAAGGGTTGATGTCGTAAGTGGTAACATCAGCAAAGATCCCCAAGGCCACTTCCGCCCTTGGAATGCCAAGCAAGCTAAGACTGACTTCAGTGATCTGCTGGTTTTCGACCACCACGGGCACAGCCGTCTGGTCTGAAGCGATCACCACTGGAAGGCTGTTTGCCACTGGCTGAGGGCCAGGAGGGATCGGGGCAGTACGTCCTACCGTGACGATCGCTACGCCTTCTTTCAAGTCAGCCATGTTTCCTCAGGAAGTGAAATTTGTAAAAGTAGCGCCAACGAAAACGCTACCGCCTGCTACTGTGTCTTGCTTTAGTCTATAAACACTTCCACCAATAGCGGCGTTAGTTATGCCAGACAGTGCCGGCACCGTGAAAGAATAAGGTGGCACATAGGTGATATTAGTTAGATCGCTATAGACAGGAGCAGTTCCATTGTAATTAATTGACGATTCTGATGTGCCAACAAAAGCCAGTCCATCAGTAGCCCCAAGTCCATGACTGGTTTGCGTGACAAAAGATCCAGCATTTGCACTTACTAATACTGCAGCTTCTTCTTGTTTTTTAATCCGTACATCCCAGACAATGGGAGACGACGCAACCGTGTCTTCACTGTTTTCTGCTGAATAAGCATTAGGGAAAAACGCTTGATTGATGCTTGAAGATGCAATTTCTAGGGAAGCGTCCCATATTGTCTTGGTTTGAGCAGCGGTTAGCCATAGTCTCGCCAGCCCATTTCGCAAGGGTTCTTGTTCTTGCACGTTAAAGGCAGTGATCTCTTCCGTGGTGCCAGAAGCAGTGCGCTTCCAGACGCTAGCCTGCACTCTCGTCACACTTAAATCTAAGGGGACACCGTCTTCATCTTGCAGCAATACACTGAAGCCATCAAAATAATCCCTGCGTAAAATATAAATGTTGATAACTGGACTGATAGAAGTATAAAGAAAACTGCTCATATTACTTCCCTATATGAAAGCATTACTGAATAAACAGTGGTTCCACTGACCACTGCGTTGATTTTCTCGCCAGCAACGCTTTCGAAGATTCCCAATGGATTAGAAAGTGTTACGTTACCATTTGCGCCCAGATGGAAGGGAGGAGTCCTATCTGCAGTGCCTCCAGTCTGAAACTTAACCGTGCAGCCAGACAGGCTTGTAATAGCGAAAGATGTCACGCGAAGCTTTGTACTGCTTACGGCTGCAATCACATCAGCGCTGCCGCTGCCAGTAATGAATGCGCTTTTTAGAGCAGAAGTGACGATATCATTATTGACCACGTATGGATCTGCGTTGGTGCCAGCTCCAGTTGCCTTTACGTAGGCAGCGTTACCAATTGCATCAAGCCCGTAAAGATTTGCCATGTCAAAGAATCAGGAAAAGAAAACGCTGATTGGGAACAGTAGTGCCATCAGAATAGCGGATAACTGAACTAGCAGTAAAGTCAAACACCAATGGACTCGCTAGCGATACGACACTATAGGAATAAGGAGATTTCCTGCCATTAGTTCCAATGGTAGTAATCCTGATTCTATACGATCCATTAGTCGAATAAACGTCCGATGGGAAACGAATGTAATTTGATGCAGTCGTTCCAATGCGAACCCATTGATTGTCTAGTACGTCTAAATAGTCAACTTCAAAGGCAAGAATGAATGGATTGTTTTGTGGTGGATTCCAACAGACAG